AAAGTGCGGGTGCGACATAAAAGAAGGGCACAAGAAAAAAATACGGTTTGTGATCTAACCGTAGAACAGTGGCATGAAATTTTAGAGATTCAAGATAACAAGTGTAATATATGTTTTAGAAAGTTTAATAAAAAGTTGAAACCTGAGAAAGATCATATTATTCCGTTGTCACTTGGGGGTGGTCTAACCTTTTTAAATGTTCAAGCGCTTTGTAAAAGTTGTAATAGCAGGAAGGGGAACAGATAAATGTTCACGTTGCCTCAGAAGGAAAAAGACATTTTTACCTTAATAATCCGTGATTTCTATATCAGAATGCAACACTTGTCCGAGAGTGATGCAAGTAGGAAGTCTCTATCGGATATAAACTTATTAATAAAAGGTCTTACGAAGGAAGGTGAAATTTACCCGGATGATATCCCGTTTGCCGAGAGAGTTTCGAAGCTGACAAAAGGGTTTTATACACCCACGAAGTCTGATTTAAGAAAAACTTTTTTACCCGTGGCGCCTAAGAGAAAGAAAGATGATACGACTGTTTCATTAGGGCTAACAGGGACTAAGACATCAGATGAACTTTACATATCCAAGTTTAAAAAGGAGATATTCAATCAATATCCGTTCTTGTTTAATAGGAAAGATTTAGAGTCTTCAATTGAGTCTTATGCGGCTCTTGACCTGAAGATTAAGAAGGAAATTGCCTCGAGTAATTCCTCTCCTATCAACATTAAAAATCTTGTTGATGCAAAGTTAAAATTAGGTTCAGATCTTGGCGTATCTGAGGCTGTAAGAGCTAAAAAAAGAGAAAGTGAGTCCAAAGACAATATTGCAACCTTGTCTATGCAGTTTGAGGAGACAATGAGTCAGTGGCCAAAACTTGGTTTGGAGCTTAAGCTATATGAGTTAAAAATGCTGTTGCAGAAGTATGAAAGAAGAGAGTTATCACGGGAAATATTTGCCTTGAATATCTATGCTGACATGACGGTAGAGGAAGCTTATGCATTTATTGATAACCATGAAAAGAAATTTGATAATTAAAAATGATTGATGCCCAGTTTACAAGGGAAGAATTAATAGCCAAATTCTATAAAATTTATTTTTACAGAAAACATTTAGATGTGGCTGCTAGGGACATATTAGGCTTAAATTTGGCCCCACACCATCGTTTAATTATACGGGCATGGGGAAAGCAGCGACACTACAATATGGTTTTGGCCAGTCGTGGTATGGGTAAATCTATTTTAATCGCTATCTATTTTGTGCTTGTTTCTATCCTTTATCCTAAAAATAAACTAATGATTATTGGGGGAGCAGGGTTCAGGCAATCCAAAATGGTGATGTTGGAAGCAGAAAAAGTAGTAAAAATATTTTTACAAGGGCAACAAAATTTAGGATATGCCAGGGCTTCGCTGGAAGACTCTCGTAGAGTAATAAATAAAGACCCATCATTCTGGAGTATGTCGTGGGCAAACGGGTCTCTTATATATTCTGTACCCCTTGGAGACGGTACCACCATCCGTGGTTTGAGGGCTTTGATTATTGCTCAGGATGAAGCATTTATGTTACCGGCCAAAATGGTTCAACAGATTTTAGATCCTATGCTGGCTGTTTTGCACGACCCAACCAAGGGGGTGGACGAGCAGATTTTAAAAACGCAAACCATAGAAACTTCAACTATTGACTACACGTTTAGAAATTTTTATTCAAAGTTTGAACGATTTAAATTAATTTTAAAAGATGACAAAGAAGTTGCCGTAGATAATAAAAAAGTTTCAAAGGATGAGATAACACTTTTTGAATTTAATTTTGAAGATTCTTTTTACCCAATGAGAAACGGTAAAAGGAAAACCTTGTGGGGAATGGATATTAACACCATATATGAAGAGAAACAAGATCCAAATAAGGATTTAGCTATATGGAATGCAGAACATAAAAATATTGCTCTTGATATTTCGGGGGGTTACTTCCCCTTTGATGCCATTGAAAGATGTTACAATGTAGACTTGTCAGGTAAAATGTTGGACCTGTTTCCAGAAGTTTTAGACTCATGCTCAGGGAAATGTGTTCTTGGAATTGATACTGCTCCCTCTTCAGCAAATTCAGCATTTGTCGTAATTAAAATAGGTACGTATGATAGTGTAACAAAAGATGTAAGTTTATGTGAAACAGCAAATATGGGTCAACCTTGTCCTTTTTTAGGTACTAAGAATATATGTAATTATAAAAATTTTATTTCTGTTATTTATGCCTACGAACAGAACAAGATGTCACAAAAAGACAGGGTTAAATTGATCTATGATTTAATGGAAAGATATAATATTATTTTTGTTGCTCTTGATGCTCGTGGTGGTGGATTTGAGTTGTCCAGTTTATTAAAGGACGGAGACTACATACGGAATATGATTGGATCTTCCCTTCCTCCTATTTATGACCCAGATGTTGATGAATCTTTAAATGCCGTACCTATGCTTAAACTTTATTCTACGAGTCAGTCAGATAACTTATTATTTAATGGTTTTATGAAGGGACTTATAACCAACACACGACTTCTGTTTCCAAGGCCTATCAAAACAATGTCTGACAATCCAAGGATATATGAATCTTATGGACACATTGAAACTTTAATAAATCAATTAATAAGAATCAGGGCTATTGAATCAGGGAAGTCTATAAGGTTTGACATAGAAGCAACAAATCCTGATACTGGAAAAGTGCAACCAGGTAAAAAGGACATTTATTCGGCATTATTGTATGCTGTAGCTAAAACGCGAGAGCTAATCGAAGAAAAGAATAACACATATGAAGAAACGTACGAATTGGCTCTGCCGATTGCATTAAATATTTAAAGGAGACACGAATGGCATATGCACCCTTTAAAAGGGATAACACAAAATGGAAGTCACGGGGACGCAACCAAAATTATAAAACACCAAAGACACCAAGGATAACAAACGCTCTTGCACAAGTTAGGGGCTTACCGGAAGACAAACAATTAGCTAGTGCAGTAGCTGTCAGGAGTAGCTTTAACGCTAAAACTTCTTCTACTTATCTTCAGGATGTCAGTGATTATTCAGATGCTAACCTGAATGATAGGAAAAAGGTTTTAACTTTATCACGCAATCTAAGAAATAAAGAAGGCATTTGTTCTACGGTAGCTGACCTTTGGATTGATTTTGGTGTTACTCGTGGCAGATTTGAATGTGACAACGAAGAGTTAAAAAAATTATTAAATGATTGGGCGATGTTTGTTAATGCTCCCGATCACTTATTAACAAAAGGGGTGGTTAATCCAACCCCCGGTATACGCCTAGTATCCAGAAAAATATTTGATGATTATTTAACGGACGGCGACTCTGTTTTTATACTTTATTGGAAGAGTGGCGTGAAGATGGGTTTGTCTGAGAATGAAAAACCACTTTTTCTGCCAGTATCAATAAGAACATTAGACACAAATACTCTCTCAATGGATGAAAATTTAGCGGCTTTTGGTATTGAAGTGATAACTTTAAAAATTGATGATAAGTTAAAAAAGAAGTTGCTTGAGCCCAAAAACCCAGGTGAAAAATTTTTACAAAAGCAATTACCCCCCGAATGGTTAAAACTTCTTAGAGCTAACCAGCCTATCATTCTTGATCCTAACGTAACTTTTCATGTCAAAAGAAATCCGAAAGATTACAAGCCGTGGGGTGAGCCTATTTTTGTTAAAGCTTTTACTGCCATAGCTAATAAAAGACGTTTACAGGCCGTAGATGCTTCAACTATTGATGGTCTTATAAACAGGTTTACTATTTTTAAAATTGGTTTGGCAGACTCAGAAAGGAACAAAGCTTATCACATTCCCAAGCCCGCCAGAATTGCAGAACTTCAGGGACTACTCAGCCAAAGTACACGAATGAATACTATCATTTGGCCGGGACCAGATTTGGATTATATTGATATTGGGCCAGACAGTAAAACTTTAGAATTTATTGATAAATATAAACAGGTTGATCTTGATATTCTTAGAGCCCTACACACATCCCCCTTGCTTATTGATGGTGGTTCTTCTGGTCAATCGATAAGAGATTGGGCGGCTTTTGTCTCTACCGAAGTTGGGTTAGATGCTTTCCGTGATGAACTGGAAAAGATATTTACTCAGATTGGACGAGATATTGCTATTGCTAACAAACTTAAGTATGAACGGCTTGCTTATAGGTTTGATAGTCAGCTATTGAAGGACGAAAAATACTTTAAAAACTTTGCTCTTAAGGTTTTTGAAATGGGTGGAACTTCTTATGAAACTTTTCTTGAGAGAGTTGGAGAAGATTTTATTACCGAGAAAGCAAGAAAAGAAAATGAATTTGCTGCTGGTATACCCGAATTATTTGTTAGCAGGGCTCCATATGCAGCTAACTCAGATCAGAGTGTGAATCCCGATGGCCGCGATCCTGGTACTACTAACACAGACAAAGGGGAGCCAGTACAACCAAAGACGGAAACCAAGAATGACAGGACTTCAGCTTCATTTGATTTAAGCACACTATATCTCGGAATATACGTTGATGTATTTGAGAAGATGCGGGATGAGGTTAAGCATAAAAAGAGTTTGTCTACTTCAGATTTTTTTGCAATTGAGCTATCTTTGATAAGTGGTTTTCTAATGTTTAAAACGTTG